GAGGATAATACAGTAGGAATTGAAGAAATTAGTTGCGCCGGTGGTGCTTGTCTAATTTAACCTCTCCTATTGTAAAGGGTAACCATTGAGAAAAAATAATAAGAATAAACAAAAAAAGCCTAAAGTGATTGATGCTACTAATGATATTAAGATTGAAACACAATATAGAAATAGATTAAAACCAAGAACCGAAAATCAAAAAGAATATATTAGAACTATAGCAGAAAATACTATTACTTTTTGTCAAGGATTGGCTGGTAGTGGTAAAACTCATATTGCTATAGGTATGGCTCTTGAATATCTGTTAGAGAATAAAGTTAATAGAATTATTATTACAAGACCAGTATTAGAGGCTGGTGAAAAGATTGGTTATTTACCCGGTACAGCAGAAGAAAAGTTGCACCCATACTTGTTACCTATTATTGATGAAATCAATTACTTTATCTCTCATGCTCAATATGCTAGTTTAAAATTAAATAATAAGATAGAGGTTGTGCCATTAGGTTTGATGAGAGGTCGTAACTTTCATAATTGTTTTATTGTGGCTGATGAATGTCAAAATGCTTCATATGAACAATTAAAAATGTTATTGACAAGAGTAGGCACACAGAGTAAATTAGTATTGACCGGTGATATCGGTCAGTCCGATCTCAGCAGACATTTGCAGGGTGGGTTTATTGAACTTATTAATGCTTTAGATGGATTAGAGCATATTGGTAATTCTAAATTAGAAGCTGCTGATATTGTTAGAAATCCAATTATAGCAAAGATATTAGCACGATTAGACAATTACGAAAATGAATCACAAACATAGTAAATGCTTAGTATTAAATGCTGATTATAGTCCATTAGCTGTGATTAATTGGAAAAGAGCTTTGGTATGGTCAATTAAACATGACTATAACCATAGTATCGGTGTTGAAATTATTGACTTCTATAAAGATGATTTTATCATAGGAGTTAATAAGAAATACCCCATACCAGCAGTGGCTAAAAGTGCTAAGTATTTTAAACAAAATAGACAGTCTGTAAATTTTTGTCGTAAAAATATCTTTCTAAGAGATAATCACACATGTCAATATTGTGGGATTAAAAAGGATATTAATGAATTAACATATGATCATGTTATTCCAAAGTCTCAATGGAAGAGTAACCTATCCCCCACATCATGGACTAATATTGTTACAGCCTGTGTTGACTGCAATAGGAAAAAAGGAAATAGAACTCCAAAAATGGCTAATATGCCTCTGAAAAATATTCCAGCCATGCCACAGAAAAGTACCAAATACTTGCCAATCACCAGTTACCTATGTAGAATAAAACATGAGATTCCTGACGAATGGTTAGCTTATTTACCAGATAGTTATTTAATATAATGCCCACATATACTTATAGTTGTGATACTTGTAATTCTGATTTTGAATTATTTTTTTATATTAAGGATTATGTTGAGAAACCAGTTTGTGTAAATTGCAAGAGTAAAAAAACTCACAGATCTTATATCTCTGATGTGATAACACAAAGTGCATCAGTAAGAAAAATGGATAGTGAGTTAAAAACTCTTGGAGATTTAGCAAAAAGAAATAGTGATAGATTGAGTAATGATGAGAAAGCTCATCTACACAAGAAACACAATGAATATAAGGATACTCAAGTAGAACAAGATTTATTGCCCAAAGGCATGAGTAGAATGAAAAAGGGACCGAAAACAATATGGCCATCATAAAGGATATTAAATGAGAACTAATGATAGTGAGAATACTTTTATTTTTAAACCCAAAGATAATGTTGAGTCCATTCAACAAGAGAGAGCTACTTCATATTATACTATTTTTGGACAGCATGATTTTATTGATTCCTCAAATAGGCCAAGAGTAAAAACAGACTCATCTGATGTTTTTGCTAAATTAATAGCAAATCAATCTGGTCGTAAATTCTTTATTAAGATTGGTACTTATGGTAAAGTATTTAATCCTATTGGAATGTATAGTGAGGGACAAAATAATAAATTTCTTAGTAAGATTGGCCGACAAGAATGGCAATTCAAAGAAGTTAATGAAAAAACATTTGATTTATATTTGAACTTTTTATCCACTAAAAATATTGCATGGTTAAGCAATGCAGAAAGAGAGTTATCATAATGGCAAAATCTAAAAACAGAAACACAGAGTACGCTATAAAATACCTCAGTGAAACAATGAAGATGGAACCAGCAACTATTGCTAAGGAAGTTGGTGCTAGTATTGATGAAGTTAATACAATTATTACTAACAGTCAACAAGAAAAGATTAAGTCTATCAGTTCTAAGGATATGATGATTAGACAAACTGGTGCCAAGGGAGTTAATAATGTTAGTGTGATGACTCAGGCCGCTTCTGCATTTAATGATGAGGCGGTAAAGAATTTTGATAATGTTGCTAAAAAAGACACTAACTATATTTTTAGACCTAATGGCTGATCATAAACAATATATCTCCAAATACTCTAACGGCAAGAAAGTTTCTGCCGCTCAATATATTACAGAGATGATTTGTGAGAAGAAGGCTAAATTAGATAAAAAAGATCTTCACTATAGATTTTGGGTCAATAAAGAGTGGAGTCTTTATTATAGAAATCAGATAGCTTCGGCAAATAAGTTGTTATTAAAATTCTCTGATACTGCAATTATTAGAGCATTGAACAACTCAAAGGCGACAAAAATCTATTCGCTGCGAGCACCACATTTGATATCTATAATACAGGAAGAAGAGGATGGATTGAATTCAGAGAATCAATCTTTGACTCTGGATATCAAGCGTAATGATAATGTAAAATTTGAGCGTCATAATAAAAATAATGGTATACTTTCCAAGTTAAAGGATTTAGATAATGAGTCTTAAAGAAGATGTGGTAAAAAACTTTGGTGATGATATTATGCTCACCGGCAATGCTATAGTAGATAAAAAGAATATAGTTATTCCGGTTAGTCCATCATTAGATATTATTTTAAATGGTGGTATACCAGAAGGTAGCTTTGTTGTTTTAACTGGTCAGCCAAAGTGTGGTAAAACAACCACAAGTTTGGATTTTGCCGCAACGGCACAAAAGCCACAGTATCAAGGAGTATTAAAAGAACCACGAGAAGTGTACTACCTAAATATTGAAGGTCGATTGAAAAAGCGTGATCTAGAAGGTATACCCGGATTAAATCTGGATAGATTTCATGTGATTGGTAGTCAACAAGGTAAAATTCTTCATGCAGAAGAATACTTGCAGATTGCTGAGAAAATTATTAATGAGATCCCAGGGTCTGTGCTAATTATAGACTCTTATTCTGCATTATGTACTGAAGCTGAAATTACTAGTGAGATGGATAAGATGCAAAGAGCAGATGGTGCTAAGTTATTGGCTAAGTTTTGTCGTAAGGTGGCAAATGTTATTCCTGTTAATAAAAATATTGTTATTGGTATCACTCACCTTATGGGAAACCCCACAGGGTATGGTGCTGAATTCAAAGAAAAGAGCGGTCAGGCAATTGCATATCAGACAGATATTAAATTGCGGGCCAAGACCTTCAAGCCTTGGCTTTTAAGTGCAGACAGCACCCAAATTGGTCAAGAAATTGAATGGCAAGTTATATGCTCTGCACTAGGCCCACCGGGAGGAAATATTACTAGTTATATTCGATATGGTCAAGGTGTTGATAAATATATGGAAGCTATATGTTTAGCATCTGATATTGGCCTAATCCATAAGGGTGGTGCTTGGTATACATTAATAGGTGTTACTGATAAACCTAAATTTCAAGGCACAGAAAAAGTTAGACAATATTTATTAGAAAATGAAAAAGCATATAATGAATTAGTTTCTAGTATTAAGACAACCATGGGAATTAAATGAATATTAAGGATTTAGATGGTATCAGTCATAATTGGCATTTGACAGGTAATATGGCTCATGGTAAAACAGATCACAGGTCATCACTGCATCTATCCGCAAGATCATTGATTACCAATAATTTTCCAACACTTCAGATTTTAGAAGAAGTTCCTATTCCTCTAAAGAAGAGCGAAACATTATTTTTAGATTTTTATTTACCATTAAAGAAACTATGCTTTGAGGTTCATGGCGAACAACATTATAAATTTGTCCCATTTTATCATTCTAATATGCTTAATTTTTTAAAGTCTCAAAAACGAGACAGAGAAAAACAAGAATGGTGCGAACTTAATGGTATTAAATATATTGTATTAGCTTTTGATGAAGAACAAGATATATGGAATGAAAGAATTAAAAATGCATAAAACATCTAAAGAAGAAATTAAATATTGGGATGATATCCTAGACGAATATGAGCAGTCTATTGGTTTACCAGCATATAAAGATGATACAATGTCATCTGATGAACTTAATCAATATATCACAATGAATAGAGATGCTATTGAAAAATTAGGTCCAGAAGATTGTGCCCAGATAGCCTACAGACTTGCACAATATTCATTTCATATTCAAAGAACCATAAATCGAGAGATTGCAAGATATAATTGGGCCGATGAAGTTATTAAAGAAACTATAGCGGATGAATTAAATAATTATAAAGGTTATGGATATGTGGAAAAAGCTGGACAAGCAATAAAACATAATGACAAAGCCCAATCATTGAATAAAATAAAAGTATATGCTAAACAGCGATCAGATAGACTTTCTTATTTAGCCAATGGTGTGAAAAATTTATCTGATATAATTTTATCTGTACAGAAAACAAAGGTGAAACATGGGTCTTGATAATGATGATATCAAAGCATTAATAGCGATCTTACAAAAGGGTCTTAGTAATGATATTGAGGAAGAATCGTCTCAACCAAAAAAGAAAACTAAATCCCCAAAAACTAAAAATGCTAAAACCACCAAAGCTGTCAAAGAAAATAAATTTGATGATATGCCAGAAGCAAGAATGCACAAAGAGGATACTGCTATTGATAAAAAATTAGCCAAGATGGCACCAGTGCCAAGAAATAGACCTTACACCCCGATCAATATACAATGTAGAGTATGTGGTAGACAAGAGGCCATCTGTCCATCATTGATTGAATCTGTTGACAGATATAAGTGTAATAAATGTTCATCATCCGCAGGATAAAAAATGATTCTATGTGACGCCGCTGCTGAAAGAGCAGTATTAGCCGGTATTTGTAAATTTGGTGAAGATGCTTATTTGGATATTGCTGATATAGTCCAAGAATCATCTTTTACAATTGATAGTAATGCTGTAATATTTAAATGTTTAAAGTCTTTGTGTGATAATGAGCAGAAGCCCAAGATTGATATCCCATCAATTTATTCTGCCGCACAAGAGGTCGGTGTTTCTCATATCTTAGCAAAAAAAGAAGAAACTCAACATTTAAAGGCTATCATTGATTTTCCAGTTAGTTTGGAGAATGTTCGCAAGTTTGCTGCTAAAATTCGTAAACTTGAAATTGCAAGACTCTTACGAAAGCAGTTAGAACAGGCTCAAGATAAGATATTGGAGATTAATGGTAGTGAACCAATAGCTAACATATTAGGTATTGCAGAAGATGCTGTATTTAATTTCTCTTCTTTGCTAAATGATAGTGATAATAATCCTGTTCATATTGGTAAAGATATTGATCAGTATATTACAGATTTGGTGGAGAATCCTATAGATCAAATTGGTATTCCAACTGGGTTTCCAGTTTATGATCAGGCTATTGGTGGAGGTTTTAGAAAGGGTACTGTTAATGTAATAGCAGCAAGACCCAAAACTGGTAAAACTCTTTTAGCAGATAATATGGGTCATAATATTGCTAAACTTGGTATTCCTGTTTTAAATATGGATACTGAGATGAATGTGAAGGATCATATTAATAGAGTATTGGCAATGAAGACTGAGACTGAAATTTCGGCCATTGAAACTGGTAAATTTGCAGAATCTCCAGACCAAAGAAATAAGATATTAACAGCATCAGAAGAATTAAAATCTACACCTATTTTCTATAAAACAATTGCTGGAAAACCATTTGAAGAACAATTATCATTAATGAGAAGATGGTTGGTTAAGGAAGTAGGATTAAATGATGATGGCACAGCAAAACAGTGTTTAATAGTTTATGATTATCTTAAACTTATGGATAGTGCTGGGATTAGTCAAGATATGAAAGAATATCAAGTATTAGGATTCATGATGACCGCACTGCATAATTTTGCTGTTAGATATCAAATTCCAATCTTGGCTTTTGTACAATTAAATAGAGATGGTATAACTAAAGAGAGTACTGACACGGCGAGTGGTTCAGATAGAATTATTTGGTTGTGTAGTAATTTTAGTATTTTTAAGAGAAAAGCAGATGATGAAATGGCAGAGGATGGTCCAACTAATGGTAATCGAAAATTATTGCCATTGGTTAGCCGTCACGGTGGAGGATTAGATGACAATGACTATATTAATTGTCACATGAAGGGTTGGTGTGCAAAAATTAGTGAGGGTAAGACCAGATTAGAATTAATGAATAACAATAAAATTGGAGACGAAGGATTTATCGTAGATGAAAACAATGAAGACCAAGAAATCCCATTTGAATGATCAGGCCAAGTTAAAAATAGTATGTGATGAGGTATGTGATAATATCGAATCCTTATTAGATGCTTTTGGTTTAGATTATAAAAATAACGGCAAGATGATCACAATGGCCTGCCCAATTCATGATGGAGACAATCTATCAGCATTAAATTTGTATCCAGAGGGTGATACATATCGTGGTAATTGGAAATGCAGAACTCATAATTGTGAAAATATTTTTAAAGGATCTATTCTAGGATTTATTCGTGGTATTATTTCCAATCAAAAGTATGGGTGGAAAAAAGATGGAGATGAATCATGTTCATTTCAGGAGGCTGTAGAATATGCTTTGAGTCTAATCAATAAAGATTTTAGCAATATTAAAATCTCCAGAGCAGACAGAGATAAAAAGCAATTTACTAGCATGGTTGGTTATTTAAATAATAATAGTCAACCAGAAGCACCACAAATTACAAGATCTCAAATAGTTAAGTCTTTAAATATACCAGCACAATATTTTATTGATAGACACTATACCAAAGAGATATTGGA